ACTTGAGGTCTAGCCTCATGTAATTGATTGGATGACAATTGTTGGACACGATAAACGCCACCACCACTGTAAGCCCCGTCATCATCTCTAGTCGCGGATGGAATGAACCTACCTTGCTTAGGATTATAAATACTCGGTGAAATTAACCCAGAAAAAACATTGGAACCGTTAGTAAGACCAAAAGCGTCAAACCTATATGTACTATTAAATTGGTCGGAATCACTTTGAATAGTGTTTATAATTTCTATGTCGTTTATTCCTGACCAAGGTTTATTATAATTAGTGTCTCCTTCAGGACCATTTCTGCTTCCATAATACCAATCATATAACCCGGAACCCGCATAAATTCTGTTAAGAACGTGGAATGGAGCAAACTGTCTAAAAATGGAAATGATAGAAGGTATACCTTTACGTCCTATCTTACTACGGTCTATATTGATATAATTATTTGCCGAAAAGTCTATGGACGACAAATGTATTTTAGTGTTAACCTCAGAGGATTTACTGTTCCAATAATCAAAAACAGACATCCCCTCTAAATTGCCATCTTCTATAACCTGATGATAATTAAAAGGAAGTTTTAATTCAGAGGTCATAAATTTAAATGTGTTATTAGCTCCAAATCTTGGTTCCGAGAACGGTTCTATCTCGGTCATACCTATCGAACTAGATAAAAACTCTCCTATCTCATGACAGGAAGATGTAGGTAACCCTAATCCGACGTTGGCTGTATTGCGTCCTAAGAGAGAAGAGAAGTCCCTAATAATAGGCTCGTTTAGTTGAGCGTTATCATAAAATCTATGTTCCTCCCATGGAGGTATTCTTAATTTCCCTCCACGTGAATAATAATACGGAACATTATTGGCGCTTACTTGAGACTGCCAAAAAGAAGTGTCCTTATAGGAAGATGCGGAACCGATATCTAAAAAGTTATTTTTGTAATTTAGATACTCTAAGATATAATCAACCAAGAATCGAGCATTATTATCGGGATTGTTGGGGTCATAATTATTTAACGTTATATTAATTCCTGAAGATTGGAGACTGGTGTTCCAAGTTTGGGCTAAAGTCCTATAAGATTCTAGGTTAGTAGCTAAATCGGTCTCCGTTTTAATAGTGTAATAAATTATATTAGGAAAATAAGTTTCCCACAATTCTTGAAGACCGGAAGTTGCGTCTACTGGGTTATACACAGAAGACGGTATAACCATGTTTACGGCATTAACGAGTGCCTGTCTCGTACCTTTAGCTTTATAGAGATAAATAGCTTCTTTTAACTGCTGTCTCCACTGGTCTGGGTCCTCCGTGAAGAAAGTCCACCCTAAGTACCTTCCTAAATATTCTAAAAATTCCTCCGGACACTCTTCTATATCCAGAAGAAACTGCACGTCCCTAACGGTATCTTGGACATCATAAAACGCGTAGGCTAATGCTTTGAGCATTTTACCCATAGGACCTGCATTCTCCATCCTCTTAACATTTAAACCTAAAAGGGATGCATTAACAATGTCTCGGAAGTAAAGGGAATTCGGGTCATTCTCGTTTACCCAAACATCTACCATAGTGTTTAATGAGCTTACTAACTGGTTGCCAGACGCCCAAAAATTGTCGCTGTGAGTCGATGATGGAGAATTAAAGGGCGCGGGTAGGTGATTAGCCGCAACTCCCGTCCAAGCACTTCCTCCTCCAATACAGTTGGTCATCAGCCACTTAAAAATCATTTTGACGGAATCCGATGTCTGTATAGGTTTGCCGTAAAACAAATCTTCACTTAAAGAACTTAGAAGTACGGAACTAGGAGGGACTGAGGCTGCGTCATCCACTCGCCCACTCGTATTTAAAAAATACACCATACCAAGCTCATCCATCAAACGTTTCTGAGCAAGGGGTATGGTTGATACACTGTTATCGACTAAAGCGGAGTAACCTCCCGCAAAAGACGGGTCTACTAAATTAAAATGTGTTAAAGGTAGTCCACTCGTTAACATAAAAGAGCTAAACTCGGTTACGTTAGTAAAATCCGCAAACTTTTTTCCAAGCGGAGCTAATATATTTCTCTCAAATTTAGCTGGGGTGACATCGGTTAGGTCGTTAAAAGGTACAAAGTAAGGGACGTAATTTAAATTAGAACTAAATGAAGAAGCAAATAATCCTAATTCAGAAGGAGGGTCTCCTCCAATTGTTTCTGGAGCTCCAATTAAACCTGAGATGCTTTTAGCTGTGTAAAGTATTTTTGCAAGCACATTGTATTGCAAATCTTCTTCTTCTCCAAATAATCTATATTCAGTCTCCTCATAAAATTCAGGTACCACCCGCTTAAGTACTTCTATGTAATTAGCTTTAAAGTGTTGTTGGTTGGGTCCCTTGTCCGAAGTCATTATACTAGCTCTACTGTAAACTCAAAATTATTTAATTGAACGATTTCATTAAAATTAACATAAATATCTTTTTCTAAATTATCAATATTAAAGAACCGAATCTCAGGAACAGTTAACATAGTATTTGTTACATCAGCCAAAGAAATCTTTTCTCCAAAATCAACATTGTCTACGCTAAAATACTCCACTAATTTATTAGCTGCTTTTTGTTTTATGGAATCAGCAAAAGCTCTTTTTGATTTGTCTATGTAAAGAGTAGCTACAATATCGAGAGTACGGACCACGCCGTCTGAGACAACGATTTCATCCGTTAACATTTTGTAATTTTGGAAATAGTCCAATAATTCTTTTTTGAAAGCTACTGAAGCTCGTTCTAATTGATTTTCAGTTGCTTTAGCGAGGACATACAAATCTATAACGTTAGCCGCAGCTCCATTCTTTCTTAAAACAGCCATAGCTTTGGCAGTCTGTCCTGCATTTCCAACGAACGTGTTGGCTAAAGTGTTGTAATCTTCTCCGGTAACAGCCCGGTACTGGGTACGGAAGAAGTAAGGAGCATATCGTTTGGCATGTTCTACACTTTCAGCGGGGGTTCCTCCCGTTCCTTGAGTAATATTTGTTAGATTTGCTTGTACTGTCGTCGAACCTATAACACAATTTATGTCTTGGTTTATATTATTGCGCACAATATTACCATTAACTCCACCGCCCCTACGATAAGTTACTACAAAATTGGCTCCGGGAGACGGTAGCCTGCCACGAACACCATCCCCAAAGGTGAGGACTGCTCCAAACCCATCAGTGTAGGTTTTTTCAAATACTGGGTCGGCGCCTCCAGATGCTACGAAGAGATTTGATATTTCATTATATTCAGTACCACCGCTTTCAGTTGATGAGACGCCGATACTTCCTTCAATAACGGGACCGTTTTTAATAGTAATAGTTTGTCTAGAAACTCCTGCAGTAAAAGAACCCGCCTGTGATTGTAATGACCCTTCCAATAGAAATAAATTCTGGGTGGTATTATCACTAAAATCAGATTGAGGGATATTAACGTCAGTACTCCACAAATCTAATCTTCCGTTACTTTGTTGGTTGAAAATTGTGTAAGTTAGAGGTGTAGAATTCCTCTGATTAATTATCTCTAACGAGCGATTTTCATTTTTAATCGTCACGCCCCCTGCAGGCACTGTTGTTCCGGCGGCTAAAGTGAGTTTTCCAGTCGCTTTTGAAGAAGTAGGACCTTTCATACTCACTCCAATCAACTGAAGTAATCTTTTAAGATTGCTTTCCGTTTTAACTGTGTCCAAATACATTTCGTTGGCAGTCATATCAGCACGTAACGTAAGAACTGCAGCCATATAAGCAAACATTTCAAGCAGCATTTGACCTAAATCGGATGCTGCGAAGTTATTATAATCTAAGGGGTAAACTGCTTTTAAATAATTTTGAAGTGCTACGCGGTAATCATCAAAACCTTTTAAGTTATAATCAATTAAATTTTCTTTTCTGTCATCGGGAACGTTACCCAATTTAAGAAAATCGGACTCTATAGTACCGTCAAACCCTGACGTATTGTAAAGACCTTGAAAAAAGCGGCTAAAATCTTCTTGGCTCATACAAATACCTCCACCAGTTGGGTATTCAGTAAATCATCTTTTGAAGAAAGACTTAGCTTCACTACAATTTTATGACGTTCCACGTCTGCATCTACTACTAAACTATTTACGATAACCCTTGGTTCATATTTGGCAATAGTAGTTGAGATTTGATTTTTAAGAGTGTTTAATAAACTGGTATCCATTAATTCAAACACAGAACTTCTTAAATCCGTACCATAATCGGGTCGGAATACTCGAGCTCCACGAGGCGTCATTATAAGTTGAATAACGCAATCTCGGAGACTTCCTAAATTTTCATTAGAGGTTAAAAACCCTCCGACACCATCATTTCTCATCGGGAATGATAGACCTAATATGCTTTTTTTAGCAGGTGTTTTTAAATATTCTAAATCAAAGTTGGGCATTATTTTTCTCCTGAGGCTAACACGACATTTTCAAAGAATCCTTTTTGAGCATCAAAATTTTTCTTTGCCTCTTTAGTAGATAGAGGTTTTCGGTAAATCTTAAAACTACCGATGTACCCATCCAAACCACTACGAATAAATTTCTTATTAGTAGCCCCTGTACTACCTCCTTCATAATTAGAAAGGGGAGGGACGTGTTGACCTGCTATACCTTTTACCATAGACGCTCCACTACCTATGTCCATTTTAACTAAATCACTATTATAACTCGTACCTTGATACGTATTATTAGTGTTACTTCCTAAAAAGCCCATAGGTCTAAAATTACTTCCTTTTACCTTAGGTATGGTATCGGAGTAGCCTCCTCCTATAATCCACGGGGTGAAGACAGGGAACCTTACATTAGAATCTGAGACGCTTTCTTGTCGTATTCCTCGTCCTAAGAATGATTGTGTTCTAGGGTCTCCGGGCACCGTATTTGGCGGAGGAAATTTAACAGCAGTCGGCGTAACGCTGTTCGAAGGGTCTCCTCCTAAAGTTTCTCTTAAAGACGATGTTGTTAGGTGTTCACCATTCAAAGCAATCCTTACTTCATTAGCTTTGTAATCAAAAGCTATATTGAAATGAACAAATTTGTCCTCTACGTCCGCAATTGATGACCCTGAATTATTTGTTAAAGCGCTTGGAATATACATTCCATATTGTGTAACATCTCCTGATGTAGGTGCTACGGTTCCACTATAAGAATCTGCTATACAAATACTATGACCCCAAGATTTATCAGGGTTATCTGTATATTTTTGATTCTGTCCAACGGTAGGAGCAATTATAAATTCCAAACCGCTGGATTCGAAGTTAGAAGTTTCCTCCGGGGAACCTCGGTCACGCCAACCCATAATCATACCTATCGTACGGGAGGTGTCGGTGGTTCCGGTGTCTCCTAAAAACGCAGTACTACCTACGTTGGTTCTACTTACTCTATTAATATTCGCAGTAATATAATTAGAATTGACAGGTCCGCTGTTTTCATTAGCTAAAACTAACCTATAGCGATGTCTATCGGTCATATCAGAATGAACGTTAGGAACATACGCCCAGAAATCAAAGGTTACACCGTCTTGATTATAGAATAGGTTATCTAACTCCTTGCTGCCGTTATATGGTAACTTGTATTCTGCGTAATCTTTAGCATTATTGGGGAGGCGAACATAAGAACCGTACACTTCTTCCCAAGTTTGGTCCATTGTTGCTCGGCCATCTACAATCGTCCCTCCTAAAAACGCGGTACCTACTCCCTTAGGATAAACAAAATTTCTATTATACCCTACCAGTTTCGCGTCCAATCGAGTTGAACCTTCTGCCGCGTTATTAAGCGCATAAATATTGGACGAAGCTTGAGTTACAGAAGCTGGGTCTAAAAAATTGTAACAGGCCAATAGTTGGTCGGATACAATATCATCAGTTAAAGATTTAAAAAGAGGTCCTTGGGCGCTTAGGGATGTGCTTGATATACCAGAGTAGCCTCCTTCACGGTGTACCCAATCTCCATACCCAATCATATCCACAGACAATTTATCTGTGAAATTTTCAGGTAATGATTGAGGGGCGACCACGTACTTGGCTTGGTAAGGAGCTATAATTGTATCGAGGTCTTCAGAAAATAAAGTTAATTTTTTCTGAAGTGGTAACGGTACGTCCGTTTCTTTCAAATACGAAAAATCGTTAATTGGAATACGAGGTATTTCCTCCCACGTCCCCGTTTGTGCTATTATAGCTTCTCTGTTAGGAACATCTATAATCTCTGAAGTGTTTCTGTCCCATGCAACCGTTTGTCCTCCTTCTAAAGTGGCAAAATAAACGCTTTTTAAATGGTCAGGAAGTTGTTTCCATGCTAATTTATATTCAAATGCTTTACCTGACGCAGGTATAAACTTAAAAAACAAACCTTGTCCTAAAGGGTGTTCTCTACCTGTAACAAAAAACGTACTTCTTCCATAAATAGCAGCTATTTCTAATTGACGTTGGCGTTTTTTTATTTTTTTATCGTACAACGAAGCGACCGTTCCTAGTTGAGAAGTATAACTCTGCACTACAGCATCGCTAGCAGCGTACCCATTAGCTAAAATTTCAGTGATGTGCCCTGAAACTTCTAACATTTGCGCTTGTTTATCATCCTTAAATTGTTGAAGTACGTCATCGTACTCATAGAACTTAAGGACTCGGGGATTTGTTTTCCCTAAATCATCATTCAGATTAAAAATAGTTCCTGCTCCATCAATTCCATCTTCTTCTGAGAACGATACTCCTCGACCACCAGTA